ACCATGCAGTCGAAGTATGACTTTGTGGATCTGATTGAGAGAGCCATGAGCGTGGACTTCCCAAGATTTAAGTTGCTGATTGTAGACGAAGCACAGGACCTCACTCCTTTGCAGTTGGATATGGTCAAGCACATGGCAGCATCTTCGGACGAAGTGATCTACGCAGGGGATGACGATCAGGCTATCCACAGGTGGACGGGCGTCGATGTGAAGAAGTTTATTACACTAACGGACAACATCGAAGTGTTGAGCCAGTCGTATCGATTGCCTCGAAAGATCCACGGTCTGTCTCAAAAAATAGCCAAGCGTATACATAACCGTATACACAAGGAGTTCCATCCTCGAGAGGAAGAGGGTAAGATCGATTACCACCTTACGTTGGACACGATCCCATTACACAAAGGATCATGGACCATCATGGCTCGAACCAACAGTTTCGTGAAAGAGTTTGCAACCAAGTTGCGAGAGGCAGGGTACATGTATAGTGTGAAGGGGCACCCGTCTATTGATCCCAAAGCAGGGGAGGCCATGGTGATTTGGCGTACCTTGCAGGATGGTGGACGTATCAACATCTTTCAGGCCAAGACATTGTATGATGTTGTACCAAAGAGGGGTGACCACAAGGTAGTAAAGCACGGGGCCACAAAGCTGCTCGATGCAGCGGATCCTGAGAAGTTGTTTTGCTACGAAGATTTACTGGGGTATGGCATGGAAGCCCCATTAGACCGAGATCCAATGGACGTTGTACGACTAGGCAGCGACGATAAGCTGTACGTTCAGTCCATCGAGCGGCGAGGAGAGAGCATAACAGAACCGCCTCGGATTAAGGTATCTACATTTCATGCGATGAAGGGTGGCGAGGATGACAACTGCGTTGTGTTCTTGGCATCTACAAAAGCAAGTGTGCGAAGCAAGCACCCAGACGATGAACACCGTGCGTTCTATGTTGGCATCACAAGAGCCAGAAAGGAACTGCATATATTGGACACAGATAAAACATACAGGTACGAACTATGAAAAGAGACAAGGTCCTAGAAAAGGCAGGAGAATACATCAACGGTGATCGAGCCAAAGACTACGGGGATGCGTACGACAACTTCAATCGTATCGCTGACGGGTGGAACTTGATTATCAAAGAAGCACAAACCACACACGGTCAGGTTACCGCACAACATGTGGCGTTGATGCTCGATTGGATGAAGACGGCACGGCTGCTGCACAACTTAGACTCCACAGACGGATGGATCGACAAGGTTGGGTACAGTGCGTTGGGTTGCGAATGCTCTGATCGTAAAGGTAATAAGTAGGATGGAAAACTTATTCGGTAGCGACCTTCAACACCAGTTCAAGAACGAACTCAACTTGATCGATAAGAATTGGAACATACCCTCGGAGTATCCTGATCTGACAGGACACAAAGAGATAGCCGTGGATCTCGAGACCAAAGACCCCAACATCAAAACACTGGGGCCAGGATGGGCGAGGAACGACGGTCACATTATCGGTGTGGCTGTAGCCGCAGGGGATGAGCAGTGGTACTTCCCCATGCGCCATCAGAACGGGCACAACCTCGATGCAAGGATGGTACTCAAGTGGATCAACAGGCAGGTATCTGTGCCTGACATGAACATCATCATGCACAATGCGACGTACGACGCAGGATGGCTCCGTGCAGAGGGGGTAGAGATCAAGGGCAACATAATCGACACGATGATAACAGGGGCACTGGTGGACGAGAACAGGTGGTCCTTCGGCCTAGACGCTATGGCCCGTGACTATGCAGGTATCCGCAAGGATGAGAAGCTGCTCAAGGCTGCGGCTGAAGCGTGGGGCATCGATCCCAAGGCAGAGATGTGGCAACTCCCACCTATGTATGTCGGATCATACGCTGAACAGGATGCCCACGCGACACTGAAACTATGGCAATCCTTGCGTATCGAACTGGAAAAACAGGACCTGTGGTCGATCTGGCGGTTGGAAACTGGGTTGATACCCTGTCTGCTCGACATGAGAACCAAAGGTGTGCGTGTGGATCTGGACAAAGCCGAGCGTAACAAGAAGCTAATCAAGAAAGAAACGGATGCCCTGCGTAAGCTGATCAAGAAAGAAGCAGGGATGGATGTGGACATATGGGCTGCGGCATCGATCCAACAGATGTTCGAGAAGCTAGGCATGGAGTATCCACGCACTGACAAAGGGGCACCGTCGTTTACCAAAGCGTACCTCAACAACCATGAAGCAGAGATATGTCAGGCGTTGGTTCGACTGCGCGAGTTCGACAAAGCAGATAGCACATTCATCGATAGCATCCTGCGGCACGAGCATAACGGACGGATCCATACG